CCGGACACACTCAGACGCCCAGGTCGCGCAGATTGCGGCCTCGATCCGTGAGTTCGGCTTCAATAATCCCGTCCTGATCGATCCCGAGGGCGGAATCATCGCGGGTCACGGCCGGGTCTTGGCCGCTCAGGCGCTAGGCGTAGCGGAGCTGCCGACGATTACGCTATACCACCTGACGCCCGCCCAGCGCCGAGCCTACGTCATCGCAGACAACCGGATCGCACTGAATAGCGGATGGGACGCGGACCTTCTGCGCGCCGAACTGCTAGACTTGGACGCCGAGATTGACCTAGGCCTCCTCGGCTTCGGCGACGACCTACAGAACGTCCTGCTGGAACGCCTTGAGGGCGAGAACGACCCGGCGGAGCATTGGCAGGGAATGCCGGAGTTCGAACAGGAGGATAAGACCGCGTTCCGCTCTATCGTCGTGCACTTCAAGGATCAGGAATCCGTGGACGCTTTCACCAAGCTGACCAGCCGGACCTTCACCGAGAAGACCCGGTTCATGTGGTTCCCTGAAATCGAGATCGAGACCTATGCCGACAAGCGGTATGTCTCGACTGAAGGCGAGCCGGTCTAGGTCGGTGCCGCAGCCGCAGTTCCCGGTCTATATCCCGACCAAAGGCCGCCATGACACTCGCATCACGATCCGGTTGATGGAGCGGCTAGGCGTCCCGTTCTTCGCTATAGTCGAGGCGCAGGAGGCGGACCTATATGCGGCCCACGTTGACCGCTCCCGCCTGCTGATCCTCGACCCGGCGTTTCAACGCGATTACGAGACGTGCGACGACCTCGGGGACGCCAAGAGCAAGGGATCAGGCCCGGCCCGGAACTTTGCCTGGGAACACGCGGCGGCGGCCGGGGCGGAGTATCACTGGTGCGTCGATGACAATATTCGCCAGTTCTACCGCCTGAACCGCAACCAGAAGATCGCCTGCGGAGACGGGACGCCACTGCGGGTCATGGAAGACTTCGTGCGGCGATACGAGAACGTGGCAATGGCCGGGCCGCAGTATGAAATGTTCGCGCCTCGCAAGTCGGCAGGCCTGCCCCCCTTCGTCGCCAATACCCGCCTATTCTCCTGCAACCTCATCCGCACGGCCTCCCCGTTCCGCTGGCGCGGACGGTATAATGAAGACCTGGACCTCTCCCTGCGGATGCTCAAGGCGGGTTGGTGTACGATCCAGTTCAACGCCTTCCTTCAGGACAAGGCCCGGACCCTGACGACGCGCGGCGGGAATACAACGGCGCTCTATGGCGACGGCACGGAGTCCAAGTCCGAAATGATCGTCAGGCTTCACCCTGACGTGGCCCGCCTATCCCACCGTTTCGGCCGCGCCCACCACCATGTGGACTTTCGACCGTTTCGTACGAACAAGCTGATCCGCAAGCCCGGCCTTGAGGTCGCCCCAGGGGTCGATAACTACGGCCTAGAGGTCCGCCGCCTAGAGGGCGCTCGGACTATCAACCGGATCGTCTGATGCAGCCCCAGCACCCCCTCTACGTCGTCAGCAAGGGCCGGGCGGCCTATATGATCACCTCGAAGGCCCTGACACGCATGGGCGTTAGCCACTTCGTTGTCGTGGAGCCGTCTCAGGCCGCCGACTATCGCGCCGCCGTCCAGGCCATGAACCTCTCCGCCGAGGTCATCGAAATGGATATGGGCCTGAAGGAGGCCTACGAACTCTGTGACGACCATGGCCTGTCGAAAAGCACCGGCTCCGGCCCTGCCCGGAACTTCTGCCGCGTCCACTCGACCAGCCTCGGCGCCCGCTGGCATTGGGTGGTCGATGACAACATCAAGGCTTTTTACCGCCTAAACCGTAACCTTAAGGTGCCGGTCGGTGACGGCGCCCTGTTCCGGGCCATGGAAGACTTCTGCGACCGCTATGAGAACATTGCTATGGCCGGGCCGAACTATTTCATGTTCGCCAGCCGGAAGACGCAGATGCCGCCCTTCGTGGCAAACACCCGCGTCTATAGCTGCAACCTAATCCGAAACGACGTGCCGCTCTGGTGGCGGGGTCGCTATAACGAGGACGTCATCTACAGCCTCGACCTTCTAAAAGCCGGGTGGTGCACCGTCCTGTTCAACGCCTTTCTGCAAGAGAAGATGGTCACCCAGACCCTCCCCGGCGGTAACGCGGAACTTTATCTGGCCGGTGACCATGCCAAGCGGCCCGGCGCCAAATACTCCGACACCGGCACCGTCGATAAGTCCCTGATGCTGGCCCGCGCCCACCCCGACGTCGCCGTCGTCACCCGCAAGTGGGGCCGCGTTCACCACCACGTCGATTACCGGCCCTTCCAGCGCCAGGCGTTGATCCGACGGCCTGATGTCGAAATACCCCTAGAAAATAACGAATATGGTATGAAACTGGTATCTGTAACGAAGGCCCAGACCGATGAGTAATACCGCTATTCCTTTCAGCGATGACGCCCCTAAGAGCGCGGGCCGACCGCCAAAGCTGACTCCGACCCCCGAAGTGTTCCGTTATCTTGCCGGTCTAGGCGCGATCCAGGCTACGAAACCGGAGATCGGGGCGGTGATGGGCGTGACGCTCCCAACGCTGCGCAAGTTCTTCGCGGACCATCCGGAGGCCCTGGCCGCCTATGAGGAGGGTATAGGGACCGGCAAGGCGTCCCTGCGCCGCCGTCAGTGGAAGATGGCGGAGAAAAGCCCGGCCATGGCAATCTGGCTCGGAAAGAACTGGCTACAGCAAGCCGACCGCGCGAAGCACGAACACACCGGGGCCAACGGTGGGCCGATCCAGACGGTTGACCTAACCGGCCTGACCGACGAGGAACTGGCGACCTATGAGCGACTCATCACCAAGCTTGCCCTTGCCTCCCCCTCCGCCGGGGATACTGGAAGCGATACGGGCGGAGCAGGCGAGGCGTATAGCGGCGAAGAACCAATCTGACCTGATCGCCCACGCGGAGGCGGTGCGGTTCCGCTGTCAGACGCTAGCCGGGTTCGTCCGGGAGGCCTGGCACGTCCTGGAACCGAACAACCCGCTGAAGTGGGCCCCGCATATGCAGGTCATGTGCGACCACCTAGAGGCCGCCGCACAGGGCCGCATCCCGCCGTGGGGAATCATCAACGTCCCGCCCGGCTCGTCCAAGTCGATGATTGTGGCTGTGATGCTTCAGGCCTGGCTCTGGGGGCCGATGTGCCGGGCCGACAAGCGCGTGCTGTCCACTTCCTTTGAGGAAGAGAACGTCAAGCGGGACACGCGCAAGACCCGCGACCTCATCAAGTCCGAATGGTTCCGCACCCTATGGCCGGAGGTGGTGCTGTCGCGGGCGGGCGAAACGTCCTTTGCCAACACCGCGACCGGCACCCGTGAGGGCGTCCCGTTCGCCTCGATTACCGGCAAGCGGGGCGACATTCTGATCGTGGATGATCCGCACAGCCTCAAGGGGGCCGAGAGCGAGGCCCAGCGGTCTGAGGCCGTGCGCCTGTTCCTTGAGGGCGGCCTGAACCGGCTGAACGATCAAACCTCATCACTCATCATCGTGGTGATGCAGCGGCTTCACAGCGGCGACCTGACCGGCGCCCTGCTAGGCCACGACCTGGGGTTTTGGCACATCATGATTCCGATGGAATACGAGGCGGATCGGGCCCAGGCCCCTACGCCTCTTGGCTGGGTCGATCCCCGGACCTATGACGGCGAACTGATGGACCCGGTTCGGATGCCCCGCGAGGCCGTAGACAAGCTGAAGGGCGTATCGGCCTATAGCTGGCAGGGCCAGTATCAGCAGCGGCCCGTCGGGCGCGAGGGCGGCCTGTTCAAGCGGGCCTGGTTTGAAGGCAAGATCGTGTCGTCCGCCCCGCCCGGCACCGTCTGGGTCCGGCATTGGGATTTGGCTGCGACCAGGAAGAAAACCGCCGCTCGCACCGCCGGGGTCAAGATGGGCCGAACCCCTGACGGACGATACATCGTCGGGCACGTCGTGAAGACCCAGGAGGAGGGCGCGGAGGTCCGCCGCCTGATTAGCGCGGTCGCACAGGCCGACGGCGTTGAGACCATGATAAGCCTGCCGCAAGACCCTGGGCAGGCGGGCAAGGTTCAAAAGCAGGACTTCGTGGCGGGCCTAGCGGGCTATAACGTCCGGGCCGAGCCGGAGACCGGCGACAAGGTTACGCGGGCCGAACCCTTCGCCGCTCAATGCGAGGCGGGCAACGTCACCCTGATCGAAGGCACCTGGGTCAACGACTATCTAGACGAACTGTGTCTGTTCCCCGGTGGGAACTGGAAAGACCAGGTGGACGCCTCGTCAGGGGCCTTCGGGCGGCTGGTCAAGCCCAAGGCCCCGACCGCCCTGTTCGGCGTCTACAGCGGCTCTGCGGCCCGCTAGGTGACGCAGAGGGTCTGGCGGGTTACAACGGCACCGCCTCCCGCTGTCGTTAGGACTGCTCTATGCCCGCCTTAACTCCCGGCCCCGACCAGCTTGCGGGCGACATACAGGCCGCCCAGGCGTATCTCGCAAAGGTCTCGGCGGTCCTAGAGGGTCAGGATGCCGTGCGCCTGGCCGGGGCCCTATACCTGCCCCGGATGCCGCAAGAGACAACCATCGACTACGCCTATCGGCTCGCCAACAGCCGGTTCACGAACATTTACCGGGACATTGTTGAGAACCTGGCCGCCAAGCCGTTCAGCGAGGAGGTTCAGCTAGTCGAGGAGGGCGCGACTGATCGCATCAAGGCCCTGACAGAGGACATAGACGGGCGCGGGAATAACCTGCACGTTTTCGCCGCCAACAGCTTTTTCGCGGGCCTGAACAACGCGGTTGACTGGATTCTGGTGGACTTCACCCAGGCCGTGAACCCGAACCGGCGTGTGCTATCCGCCGCCGAGGAGCAGGCCCAGGGCTTGCGGCCCTATTGGGTCCACGTCCCGCATACCCGGATGATCGCGGCCTATCCGGGCGTGGTCGGCGGGAAAGAGGTTCCAGTGCATGTCCGGTTCCGCGAGGACGTGACTGTGCGCGAGGGCTACGGCGAGGTCATGCGCGAGCGGGTCAGGGTCTTCGACCGTCAGC